GGCTGCCACAGGAATACAATCCCATATCCATGCCTTATGTAAGTTATTATTTTTATCTTCTAGTACAATGTAGTTTGTACCTTTTCTTTGTACTTTACCTCTTATATCTTCTTTAACATAATCAACTTCATCACCGATATTAAATATTTGTTCTCTGATATAAAGGTCTCTAATTTGTTGTTGTTCAAACTCTTCTAAACTAGCAATTGGTTGTGTCTTTTTCATGTAAATATAATTAGCAGCCAACTTCATGCCTTTTCTTACTTGTTTCATAAGTTTATCTGCGTCAACACCTGACGGCAATCCTTTCTTAAAACTAGCAAGGTCGCCCTTAGCAGCTGCAGCTCTCATCTTACTTGCACTCATACCTGAAGCTCCTTCTGCGTCTGGATCCCTATCGCCAGCTGATACAACATTTACATTATCAAAGTTATAATATCCATGTCTTGATTTAATGTCGTTGTATTTGTTTATTATTGTTTCAAATTCTCTAACTCTATCACTACCCACTACCATAAAGATTTCAGTAATACCTTGTTTGTACAATTCTGTACAAATATCTAGTATCATATTTGTTGTGTTAATAACAATCTTTC